TTACCTGTCGCTGATGGAGTTGCATACTTGATAATGACAATGCCTGAGCCTCCAGCACCAGAGTCCCCACCGCTGAATGCCCCCCCTCCACCACCAGAACCGGTGTTAGCAGTCCCATCAGTCCCGTTGGCACCGCTTCCAGTTCCCCCGGCCCCACCTACTCCGCTGCTACCACCTGCGCCACCACCAGTGCCTACGGTATAAGCAGCACCTCCGCCTCCAGCGGCATAGGTTACAGATGAGCCTGTAATGCTGGAGGCCTTTCCAGCGCCGCCGGCACCGCCAAGGCCAACGAGCCCGTCCTGCCCCACCGCACCGGCACCACCTCCACCGCCTCCGCGGGCAGTCGCGACATCGCGAGCGGCCGCAGCATTGCCGCCATCATAACCATAGTCACCGTCTGTTCCAGTTGCGTCTCCTCCAGTATAGCCTGTTATACTGGTTGAACCGCCACCACCGGAACCCCCACTAGCACCATTTGAAGAAGCCCCACCTCCACCGCCACCACCAGTTGCGGTGATGGTTGAGAATACGGAGTCGCTCCCTGTGTTACCAACGGCGCTACCAGTTTGAGAGGCGCCACCGCCACCAACGGTCACGGTAACGGTTGCTAATGGGGTTGTGGAAAAACCTGTTGCGGTTTTAAATTGACCAGCACCACCCCCACCTGATGCATAAACTGCAGTGGTTCCACCGCCTGAACCTCCGCCGCCTACTACGAGGTATTCCACTTCGGTTACACCTGCGGGGACGGTGTAATCCCCGGTGCCCACAGTGGTAAACTTCGCGATAGTATATCCTGGCACGGTGTCGGTGTCTGTAGTATCTGGATTCTTTGCCGCCATTTAAATCACACGTCCGATGTGCCGTTCGTCTGATAGGTAATCTTCCACCCAAGTAAGATTGCTGCCCCGGTGTAGGTGTCAGATGCACCCTTTCGATAGGTGCGGAACGTTACAAACTCTCCGCCCGCTGGGGAGGCTCCACCAATTGTAAGCGCGGAGGTCTCCGGCCCAAAGATAATCTTGGCCGACTGGTCTGCGGCTACCGTGTAGGTCGACTCAACAGCCGTCCCGAAGGCAGTGTCCCGTGTCTCCGTGCTCGCAAGCGAGAGGCCCGCAATCCCAAAGATAATCGTGTGGTTGCTTGCGTCGCTTGTGACTGGAAGGAATACGGGGGTTGCGAGAACCGTGCCGCCATCGTAATTGTTGGGCATAATCATGCCCCAGTTCTGATACGCGGTCGTGGTTCCTGCAGCAAACGAGATGCCACGGAAGTTAACCTTATTAGACGAGGTTTCCGTGGTTGACTGCGAGGCTGCCCCCGTAGTTGTAGATGCCCACCCACCTGCAGCGGATAAGAAGATTGTCCGCTTGGGGTAGGTTGAGATACCTGTCCCACCATCTGCTATCGGGACGTCGGTCCCATCGGCGCGGTAAGCATACTTGGTTCCTATGGTAGTTGCAGTGGGTAGGTCGGTGCCAGTTTTGATATCGTCTCCTCCAGCACCTAGGATGAGGGCATTTTCAGTGAGCGCGCCTGCAGTATGCGTGACTGTCCCCGCTCCACCACCTAACGGCACTCCATCAATGGAGAATGTTTCCCCTGCGGGAAGATTGATTGACCCATCGGGTGTGATAGTAGCGGCCGAGGCTTGGAAGGTTGCCCCTGCAGCGCCGTCAGCCATGAGGATGCCCTCATCTACTGAGCCTGTGCTACCAGTGATGTCTCCAGCACCAGTAACTGCCCAGAGTCCATCCGCACGATAGAACCCAGTGCCACCTGGCAACTTGGGCATGAACCCGTGCTTGGTGGTATCTACGTCGTTCGTCGTGTTGTCCGAGAGGGACAAGTCGGTCTCAACGATTGCCTGTATCTTTGCGATAATGGCGTTGAGTTGAGCCGATGTAATCTTTGTCGTCCTGTAGACGAAACTGTCATTCCATGCCATGATTACCTCCCTCTGTGATGGTCAGCCATTATGAAACAAGCGCGGTTGAATGGAGTACCGTATACAGTCACGTAGCCTGCTTTTGTAAGCGAAGACCAACCGTATGCATTATCAACCCTAAGCGTTACATTGAAGTTCCCAGCTACTGCATATGTGGAATCTGCGGGTTCTTCATCAGTTGATGACGTAGAGTTCGCCCCAGTGAAAGTCCACTGATAGGATGTGCCATTGGTTGAGTCGTTAGTCCAGTCAACGGTCATAGGCTTCGAGCCCGTGGGCGGGTCAGATGACCCAGTGCCGACACCATTAAAGGCAACAGTGGGGAGAGTGTAGGTGATGATTACAGCTCCACCAGAGCCGTTACCACCAACACCCCCCGTTCCAGAACCTGTAACGATACCTCCGCCACCGCCTCCGCCAGAGCCGTAACCCGAGGCGTTACCACCAGCCGTTGCGGTTCCATCTGGTGGTCCGTAGGCTCCTCCGCTACCACCTGTTCCTCCTGACGAAGACCCACCAGAACTACCGTTGGCGCTACCAGAAGACGCGCTCCCAGCAGCGCCACCAGCAGCGGTGTATCCGAAAGCAGAGCTCTCAGAGCCAGCATACCCAGCCCGCGCTTCTGGCGCTGAGGGAGCTCTACCGGCCCCGGCACTACCCACAGATATAGAGTATGAAGTGGACGGCGTTACACCAACCTTTGCCACTGTTACTACAGTGGCTGCACCTCCGCCACCACCGCCCGTGTTAGAGCCACCTGCTCCAGAACCCCCTCCACCGCCACCGCCAGCCACGACAATGTCAACAGCGGTAACCCCCGCGGGGCACACCCACGACCGACTTGATGTGATTGTAACAGTGGTCATGATTAATTCGTCCTGGCCACGTGAACTGCTACAGTGACCCTGGTGACAGTGGTCGCGGAGTCAACGTAATACTCCCAAACATCGCCCTCTGCCACGGCAGTTGTCCATGTTGATGCGCGCTTGTTACGTGCTGCCTTCTTTGTTGACAGCGTGGGTTTGTCCGAAGCACAGATAGATGCCGTGGTTATACTCGTTGCTGGCCACGAAGCAATTGACGCCGCCTTAATGTCGACGACGATGCTTCCAGACTGGTCGGCAAGAACGGACCACCCAACAATCTTACATGCGAATGGGACCTGCAGGTAACCTTTGCTACCTGTGGTGATTGCGGCGCCACCGTTATCAATGACGTAGGCGATTGTTCCCGATGGAAGGTTCGCGCGCTCGTCTGTTATATACGCATTAGTAATCGACGCAGCAAGCGCGGGGATGGTAATGTATGCGATTGGGATTTCCCAGACGGCCGCGCCCTGCGTAAGCGCAGGTGCCGTGGGGGAGGCGGCTGCAGTGCCCTTAAGAACAGCAAGCCGAACAGTGCCAGGACCCCCAGCAACAGTGCTTCGTAAAACAATTCTATCAATCCTCGGGTGAGTTGCGTCTGCGGCTTCAATAGTCATAGCCTTGGCAGCGTCGTTCTCATACCAACGACCCTGCACCCATGCGATACCTGTGTCCACCGCAACGGTCATTGCGTTAGGAGTGGACTCCGTGACATACAGCCCGTTAAGAGTAGACTCGTCTACTCCGTCAAGGTGGACGGTGCTGAACGTCTCGGCAAAGTGAACGTCCGTGTTAGACGTTACATCGTGAAAGCGTGATGTCTCTGTCATGTTATCTCCTCAATTGCGCGGATGTTTCTTTCGTAAGGTCGCGCACCTTGCCTGTGAATGTGGGGACAGGCCTCCCGAATCCGAAGCGAGTCTTCAGCCCCGAGGCGTTGATGGTCTCGGTAACTGACACCAGTTGAATTTCGGACGTGACCAGGCCTGGGAACACCACACTAACGGTGTCACCAATTGCGAAGTCAGTGCCGTAAACAAACGTGTTGCTCTCTTGGTAGTCGACTTCGAATGACGTGGCAACCTTCTTGTTTGCAAGGATTGATGCGCCACGTGTATCCAGTTCGTCAGAGTCTAGGCAATCAGATGCTTCTGCAAATACTTCTCTGCGGTTCCACGCGGTTGGCTCAGTAGTATCGTATACTTCCTGCACCTCGCGCTCATCAATTAATCCCGTTCCTCCCGCATAGACTAAGTTCTTGTAGTCCTGGATGGAGGAGTAATAACTGAGACGTTCTACGTTCTCGAACTCTGGGGATAGTTTCACACTTGCCGTCTTGTCTGCACCCTCATCGATGGTGAAGACAAAGTTCAATCCGCTCCCGCTCCAGGTCAATCCATAGGATAGCCCAGACACTGAGCAGATGTCATACAGCACTTCGTTCAGCGGGTTAAAACGAGCGCTGTAATAAACAGTGCCACCACGTCCGCTGTCTGCTGCCAAAGATAAGCCAGTGATGTTTCTATTTGTGTCACTAGCATTGATGCATTCCTTGTCAACATACGTCCTCATATTAGCTTCGGCTGTGCCCGAGAGGGTGTGATATCCTGTGCCCGATGCCGTGGCATACATCACAATGCGCTGCGAGAGTATTGACTCTACACCGCGCCCCACAATGCGCCACGTTTCTGCGGCTTTCCCCGGGACTGCAATTACTGATTCAATCTTCTCAATGATGCCGATGTGCTCATAACCGTTATTCGCGTATCGGACGAACCCACCAGCAACTATCTGGTCAACACCCACCGCATAACGATTAACCTGGAACTCCCAGGTATCGATGTCATACCACTTCTCGGTCCACGTGAAATACTGGTAGTCATCTATGGTTGCCAGTAGAACCATCGCCGCACTGTAAATCTGAACGGGGATGATAGGCTTTGGTGCATAGGTGACGTTGAGGTCGTTGAGGGACGTGTAGTCCATGTCAACGGTGGCGAAGTCGGCAACGCCATAGTCAGCAATGCCCGACTCAAAAGGTAAGACGGGGGTCGTCATACCTATACCCCGCTATACCTATCAGACCAAGCCACCGTGCACGTAGTCGACGCGTCAACCGATGTGGCTGTAAACTCCAGGGTGTTCTCCCCAGGCGCCAACCGCCAGAACTCGGATGCTGCCGAGAGGTACTGGAATCCGTTGATAGCAACGGTTGGTGCGGCGGCGTCGTATAACGTAATTGTCTTGTTACCGAAACCTGTGGTGATAACCAGCCTGTCACCCGCGTCCATGTTCAACGCGAACGTGAGGGTCTTGCTCGTGCCATCTGGGAACGTGCACTTGAGCACTGGGTTCGTGACGTCTCCGACAATGGTAATAGTCACAGATGCGTCTACGTCACCGCTATTCGTTGCCATGGCCCTTGACACGTTGGACGGGAGCACGAATGGGAACACTATGGGGAACGTTGCCTCAGTTGACGTTCCGATGTTCACAACCTGCCCATCAACATACCAGAATGGGTCGTAAGCAACCAAGTCAATTCTTACTAACTGGTGCCTAGTAGACCTCTGTGTTGGGTCGACCGTGGGGGTATTATTCCCAATGGCTGTAAGGTGATACTCTGTTCCATTCTCATGAGTGAACGTGAGAACGCCTGGCCCGCCCAGCGGATTAAACATCCGCGTAAGGACAAGGACCGCATCCTGAATATCCTCGAGCGAGGCACCAGTAACCATCAATGCAAACGAAATCTTACGTTCGGTGAAGCGTGTGTCGAGCCATGTTGACCCATTCTGATAGGGTGCCATGACTGTCTGATGCTGAACGTAGGCCGTGCTGAATCCATCGTAATTCTTTAAAAGTTTATAAGTGTCGGAGGAGCCCGAGAATGTTATCTCGTCTCCTGCCGATGATTGCCATGTAATCTCCATAATGCCTCCCTACTTCTTACACATGGACCGTAGCGTGCCGGCCATCCGGTCACACTGTAGGCGTGCCTCAATTTCTTCTTCGATGGTCTCTGGGTCCTTGTATACTTCAATCTCTTCTTCAACTTTGATGCCCTTTGACATTAGCAAGGAGTCAAACACTTCACGTAATTCCGTGGGTGTCATCCTATAGAACTGTTTGTGCGTAATGTTACACGGGATTAGGATGTGCTTGAGCCACGTTTTGACGTAGCCTTTGTAGAACTCTTGCGGGGCTTCTTCGGGTTTTTTGTATCAGCAACCTTGTGTTCCGCTGGGGCCTCTTTAATCCAACCCGATGCCACAAGACCTGCTTTGAACGACCCGAATAGGAGTGCGATGCCAACCATTGGGTCCTCAAAATTACCTGTGAATTTCTTAACCCATTCAAGCGCCTCGTCCTTCCCCTCGTTTGTCTGCGGGATTGCGTGGACGAGTTCACCTTCATCATTGGGTTTGTAGAGCATGACCCACATTAACTTGGACGCCTGGTAGTGTCCAAACTTCCCCATCTCAAACATCGTAAAGAGGGGCCCGAAGTTAATCTCAAGTCGCTCCATATCCGCACATTCCATGCGGAGGTAATATCTGTCATCGCCAAAAAGTATAGGTGCTTTTTCGCTCATTTCATATGCACATCTCTAAGTAATATTTTGTTCATAATCGCTATATATTTCTGGAGGTTGGGATACCAAGTGGGGCGCCAGTGGGCTTTCCCATTGTAATTGTAAACGCGCCCACGCTTATCGGGCCCTTTGAACCCAAACTCAAGCCTGCGGGTTTGAGGCATAGGCGAACCAACAACCGCTGCAACCCCGTCCCCCCGCGCGAGTTCCGCGCGTATGCTGTTACGATACTGACCTGTGTCAACGGGTGGTGGGGACTTCTGCACATCTGCGGCATAAGCCATTCCTGCCGCCATCACGGCCTCCTCCTGGCGGGAGTTGACTATGTGCTTCATCTCATCGATGAACCCCATAAGTTTTTCCAGTTCAGAGAAGTCAGTCTTAATCATTATCCACCTGCCAGTAGACGGTCCACCGATTCCGCAGTAGCGTTTGCGATTTCCGCTGGAGTGGCGTTGCCGCTGTTATACTGCACGATAGTGATGTTGCTGTTCGGCTTGTAGCCGCTCGCAGCCCAGGCCTCTTCCTGCGACTTGTAACCACCCACGGCCTCATTGACTGCCAGTTGTCTAGCGATATCCTCACGATACATTTGCGGGCCCCATCTGTCGCCAGTAAGTTGGTCGAAGTATTTCTGGTAAAGACCTGCTGCTACCCGTTCCTGGTAACTATTCGGAGCAGATGGCGCTGCGTTAACACCCATGCTTGAGGTAACACCTGGAGCAAGGTATCCTACCGTTGCCCACTGTTTACCGCTGGCCTGACCAGGAGTTGCCTGGTCATTGTTAGCATACGGATTATCGTCACCACCCGGGGGCGCGGCTAGAGCAGATGCCTGGCCAGTGATGCGCAGACGTTCTTTGTTATAGTCTGCCACTGACATCTTACCTTTGCCAAACTCCTGGTTCAGCGCCGTGAGTTCCATCGCAAGCGCCTTCTTATTCTCGCCATTAACCTGGTCAATCAGTGCCTGGTCATCTGCCAGTGTCCTGTTGGCCTTATCGGTCTTATTGAGTTTGGGGTCGTTCGGCAACTTTTCCTGATTGTTGAACTTGTCCCACATTTCGAGTGCATCGAAGACCATATTCTTCTGAACCGACAGTGCCTCGGTGACACGGTAGAGGTTGACCACAGTTATGTCAAGGATGTTGTTACCATCAGCCAGTGTTGCGTTCCACTGGTCATTCATTTTCTTGAGGTCAGCGATATCCTGTGTTGAGAGCCGCATGGACTTGTCAATCTTGTCTGCATTCTCAAGGTAATCATTCTGCAGCTTAGAGGCTTCCACCCACGACTTGCCGTAGAGTGTCATGGACAGTTCAGCCCTTGCAACGGTGTCATCCATCTTCTCCATTGCCCGTGCAACTTCGAGGAACACCTGCGAGGTCGTCTTGCCTTCGGGATTGACGCCGAGTTTGGCAAAGGCCTCGGCCTGCTCACTGGTGGCATCTCGAGATTTTGCCATGCTGATGGTGAGTTTGGTGAGCATGCCGTCATAGGCATTGCTTGCCTCTCCAGCCAGGGCGGCCGCATACTGGAACTTCTGAAGTTCGTCAACGCTTACTCCAATGGCTCCTGACAGTTCTTCGAGTTCGTCTGCACTCTTGGCCAGCCCGCGAAGACGTTCAGTTGCCATGATTGCACCCGCTGCTACTGCCGCAAAGCCAATGGTGGCCGCGTTGGTGAAGTTAAGCATGGCTTTGGACATGTTCTCGAGTGTCGGGTTAAAAGTGGAATCGTCGATTCCTATTTTTGCTAAATATTGCATAACTTCGGACATCTCATACCTCCTACTGGATTCGTCTATCTATACTTTAAAAAAATATTATGCGTGGTTGGCAGTGCCACGGGTAATCCTGAAGCGGTAAATCTTCGGGACATACGTTGCACCCTGGTCCACGACTACGAACAGAGTCTTGATGCTGCCGCTGGGGTAGGTTGCCACAGGGATGCTGATAGCGCCAGAGTCAGCGCCGCTTACAACAATAGTCCCGTCCACGTAAATGGTGGGGCTGTTGGTGCCTGCGGTCGGCTTGATGGTGATACCAATATTGTCAGCAGGAAGAGTTCCGTCGATGACATAGGTTGCTGCAGCGGGCGTGGTGAACATCGAGGTAATCTCGGTGGTGTGCTCATCGTCCATGCTCCAGAACGGAGTGGTGAGCCCAACGCCTGCAGAGGTGATTTCGGTTACGGACTCGGTCGGAGTAATCGAGACCTCCATGGTAGCAGGTGCACCCTTCATGGGGGTGGTGTGCTTCAGTGAGGAAACGAATCCAGGAACAGAGTATCCGAGGGTTCCGAATGCGGAGGGATAAACAACACGCCAGGTTCCAGTGGTCTTCGCGAGCGCGAGCACGCGGAGGGCTGCCTGTGCAGTGTCGTTAACAAAGTATCCCTTGAAAGTCAAATCGCCGTGCGCGGTCTGACCAGGCACGGTCACCTTGTTGGTGCTGTCGTGCGAGGTTGCGTCGACCTTCTCAACGGAGTAAGCGGGTTCGCTAATGTCCGTGAGTTCTGCGTATACCGTTCCATTGTAAAGGAGCAGCATACCGCTTGTTACTTTTGCTTGTGAAGACATGTGATTAACCTCTCCAGAAAATTGCGAGAGCACCAATCAGACTTGAGACTACAAATGCTATAATCCCTACAGACACTGCCTGCTGTGCCGAGGCGCCCTCGTGCTGGGCTTTGAAAACGATAAGTTCGTCAACTTGTTCACCCTGGTCATCTATGCGCCGCGTAATCTGCTGCAAATACAATTGCTGGTTTTCGCGGATGTGTTTAACATCACCGCGTAATTCAACCATCATATCTCGCAGTTCTTGGTGCCCATCGCATTGCAATTAGTTCACCTTCATCAGATACTTCTTACGCGGCTCGTTAGCAGACGTCTGTGTAGACATCCACTGGTCGAGATACTTGAAGGCTTCTATGCGGAGTTCCTTGACTGCAGTGTAAACGTCAAAGTTAGACGAGTAGTCCTGGTTGCTTATCTGCAGCGTCCCTTCCTGCAATCCGAGCTCGAGAAGTCCCGCCTTGGAAAGCGCAATAGACGCTGACTTGGTTTGGTCACATGCCGTAGCGGTATACCCCTCGGCTTTGAGGTAGGACGTTATCTGGCGGTCTGACTCATCTATGATTGCTTGAAGGACGGTGGGTGTGCGAATCAATGAC